AACGGCATTAACTATACTCCCCCCAAATCGCTAGTCGGGTTTTTGACTTCTGAAGCGTTTGTATCGCTGGTATCAGGCCCGGTCGGTTCCGGCAAATCGTCGGCGGCGATGATGAAAATCGCTTACCACGCCAAGAAAATGCGCAAGGGGGCCGATGGCAAACGGCGCAGCCGGGCAGTGGTGGTGCGGAACACGAACCAGATGCTGACGGATGCGACGATCCCGACGTTCATGACATGGTTTCCGGAAGGGGTAGCGGGCACTTATGCGCGTACTGACAAAAGGTTCTTCCTGCGCTTCGATGATGTCGAGTGCGAGGTGCTGTTTCGGGGGCTTGACGATGCCAACGATGTGCGGCGACTGTTATCACTCGAATGCTCGTTTGGCGTACTGGACGAATATCGCGAGATCCATCCAGACATTTTCAACGCCCTGCAGGGTCGCGTTGGACGATACCCGTCCGTTGCCAACGGAGGATGCGTAACTGACGATGGCACGCCGAACCACCACATCTGGGGGGCGACCAACGCACCGGATGCGGATACGTTCTGGGAAGAGTACATGACTTCCCCACCCAGCACCGCTGCCATCTTCCAGCAACCCAGTGCCCTGTCGGCTGAATGCGACTGGGCGGACAACCTGATCGACGGGTATTACCAGACGCTGGCCGAAGGCAAGACCGAGGACTGGGTGGATGTGTATATCCATAACAAGTTCGGGCGCAGCTTGTCGGGTACTCCGGTCTATCAGAAGTCGTTTGTGCAGGACTTCCACGTAGCGAAGAATGAACTGCGGCCGATTAACTCGGCAGAGTATCCGATCATTATCGGGATCGACTTTGGGCGCACCCCGGCAGCCGTGTTCAAACAACGTGACCCGCGCGGGCGGGTATTGACGCTGGGCGAGTTGACCTCCGAGAACATGGGGATCGAGACGTTTATCCGCACTAAACTCGCGCCGTATGTGGCGAACACCTTCCCCGGGCATCCGATGCTGTGTGCGCCCGACCCGGCCGGGTTTATGAAACAGCAGCTAAATGAGATGACGCTGGTCGATGCGCTAAAGGCTGCGGGTTATAAGTGTGTTAAACCGCCGACCAACAAACCCGAGCTACGGATACAAGCAGTCGAGCGGCTGCTGGCCCAGCAGTTGGAAGGCAAAGCGATGTACTTAATCGACCCGCGCTGCACGATGCTGATTAAGGGATTCCGCTCCGGTTATCGGTACAAACTGAAGAAAAATGGCGAGATCGAGGATTCACCGGATAAAAACGAGTATTCGCATGTGCACGACGCGAACCAGTACGCGGACGCAGTAATCGACATGAACGTGCGCGGGGCAGCCCTGCAAACGGCAAAAAGGGAGATTAAGCGGGTATCGTACGTGTATACTTGACACCAAGAAACCCCGGTGTTACATAGGGGCAGCCGATTATCAAGGGATTATCTTCCCTATTAACGCAGAGATTATCCATGAATGGTCTTGCCCTGATGCCGGTAGCGCGTGCTTCTGACCTTGAAGCCGCTGCCAAACGCAAAGCCACTGAACAGCAGGCGCAGCCAGTCATTCAAGGGCTGGCTGCCCACATCAAACAGCGGTGGGACACCGCCCGCCTTGCCAAACGGGAACTCGAAGAGCGGATGCTGCGCTGCCTGCGCCGTCGCAACGGCGAGTACGACCCGGAGAAATTGGCTGAGATTCAGGCCCAAGGCGGCTCCGAGATTTTCGTTCAGCTAACGTCGGTCAAATGCCGCGCCGCCACAAGCTGGCTGCGGGATACGCTGTTGGGCACCGGGGCTGATCGGCCTTGGTCGCTCGAAGCCACCCCGCTGCCGGATTTGCCGCCGGCCATCGTGGAAGAGTTGAAGGCGAAAATGGCGGCAGAGTTGATGGCCGCTTACGCCAACGGCATCCAGCCCGACCCGAACGAGTTGCGCGAGATCGCCGCTGCGATGAAAGACCGCGCCATGCGCGAAGCCCGTGAAGAAGCCGAGCGCCGTGTGGAGCGCATGAGCAGCAAGATGGAAGACCAGTTGATCGAAGGGGGCTTCCACAAGGCGTTCAACGAGTTTCTGGACGATATCGTCACGTTCCCGTACGCGGTGATGAAGGGCCCGGTCAAGCGCCGCCGCAAAACGCTGGAGTGGCAGAACGACACGCTGGTGCCGGTGGAGAAGATCCGCAACGAGTGGGAGCGCGTGGATCCGTTCATGATCTATTGGGCCCCGTGGTCATGGCACTTGGGCGACGGCTACATCATTGAGCGCCACAAGATGACGCGCGACGATCTGGAAGCCCTGATCGGCGTAGAAGGCTACAGCGAAGACGCGATTCGTTCGGTACTGGACGAATTTAACTTGGGCAACCTCAAAGAGTGGCTGTGGTCGGACTCGGCCAAAGCGACCGCCGAAGGCAAAAACCTCACCTACGCACTGCACACCGATGATCTGGTGGACGCACTGCAACTGTGGGACAACGTGCAGGGCAAGATGCTGATCGACTGGGGGATGGATCCGAAAGAGATTCCTGACCCGACCCTCTCGTACCCGTGCGAGGTGTGGCTGATTGGCAACGTGGTCATCCGCGCGGTGCTCAACTACGACCCGCTGGGTCGCAAGCCGTACTACCTGACTTCTTACGAAAACCTCCCGGGGTCTGTCGATGGCAAGGGCGTGGCCGATCTGTGTATGGATTCGCAGGACATGGTTAACGGTGCGGCGCGCGCGCTGGCGAACAATATGGGCATTTCGTCAGGCCCGCAAGTGGGTGTGAATATCTCGCGCATCCCGGCCGGCGACGATGTGACCAACATGTACCCGTGGAAGGTCTGGCAGTTCCAGTCCTCCGACTACAACGACTCTTCCCCGCCGCTGTCGTTCTTCCATCCCAAAAGCAATGCGCAAGAACTGATGACGGTGTTCGAGAAGTTCGCCTCGCGCGCCGATGAAGACACGATGATCCCGCGTTACATGACCGGTGAACACGTGGCTGGTGCAGGACGTACGTCTTCGGGCCTGTCGATGCTGATCTCGAACGCCGGCAAGGGCATCAAGCAGGTGATCTCGAACATCGACCAGAACATCATCATCCCGATCATTGAGCGGCTCTATCAAGACAACCTGCGCTATAGCAAAGACCCGGAGTTGATTGGCGATGTGAACATCGTTGCCAAGGGCGCACAGTCGCTGGTGGTGAAAGAAGCCGAGGCGCTGCGCCGCAATGAGTTCCTGCAACTGGTGCTGAACAGCCCGGTCGCCCAGCAGATCGTGGGCATGAACGGCACGGCCGAACTGCTGCGTGAGTCGGCGCGCAACCTGTCGGGTAATGTGGACAAGATCGTTCCTGACCAGCAACAAATGAGCGTCATCCAGCAGCAGGCGCAGATGATCCAGCAGTTGCAGATGCAGATCCAGACGATGATGCAAGCCGGCGAGATGGCGATGCAGCAGATGGACGGGCCCGGGGGCAGCCCGGCACCGAATGCCCCCAAAGTTCAAGGCAAGAACATGCTGCCCGACGGGTCGCAGGTAGGCGGGCGGGAGTCGAACTTCATGAGCCCACGGCCAAACGGGGTTTAAAACACCCAGATAATCGGGTTGCTCATTGACAACTGATTATCTGGATGATAAATAGCATATGAATATATTTTTAGACGGTAAATCCGACCGTAAGGCTGTTGCAACGCTGGCGCGCTGTAAACATCCGGAGAACGAGGGTTTACTTCTGCTCTTTAAACAAATACTGGAAGAAACGAAACTTTCGTTAATCGAAGCGGACGGGGATCATTTCCGACGGCTGCAGGGACGCGCGAAGGTTTTGCATGATTTTCTCGAAGCGGTGGAAAAAGCCCCTTCGACGCTTGAACGGATGCGTTAATCCGAATAACCCGTAGCAAACCATTATGTCAGCGGCACACCGTGGTAGGAGCCAAAGACAGAGTTGGAGCTTAAAGGAGCAATACATGGCTTTGCCAAAACAGGTTGAACAGCAACTGAAAGAACTCGAAGCACTTGAAAAGCAGCTTGCCGGTGACGGTGAACCCGCCCCGGAAGCGGCCCCGGTCGAACCGGAAACGCCACAAGCAGAGCAGCAAGCCGAGCCGCAGCCCGCGCAGCCTGAAACGAAGCCCGTCGAGGCGACCAAGCCGGAAGTACCGGAAGACACATGGCAGCAGAAGTACCGCACCCTGAAAGGCATGTACGACGCAGAAGTGCCGCGTCTGCACGCACAGGTAAAGGAACTGCAAGCATCCATGGCGCAGTTGCAGCAGGAGTTGGCAGCCAAGCCGGCCCCGGCCGCAGTCCCGGCACCCGAGCCCAAGAACCTCGTAACCGATGAAGACGTTGAAGCGTTTGGCAAGGACTTGATCGAAGTCCAGCGCAAAGTAGCACGCGAAGTCGCGATGGAGTTCAAGGCAGAAATCGATGCCTTGAAAGCGGAGAACCAGAAACTGCAGCAGGAAATGCAGCGTACCGGTTCACAGGTCGGTGAAGTGTCGTTCGAACAGAAGCTGCACCATCTGGTGCCTGACTGGGCGGCGATTAATAACGACCCGCGCTGGTTCGCATGGTTGGATGAAATTGATCCGATGGTGCGAGGCCCCCGCCGCAATATGGCTCAGCAAGTCTACAACGCAGGTGACGCGGAAGGCGTTGCGTACTACGTGAAGCTGTTTAAAGACGCAGTAGCAGCCCCGGCCGTCGATACCAAGCAAGCCGAACTCGAACGTCAAGTCCAGCCGAGTCGTTCCGCGACCGCGCAGACCCCAGTCTCTCAGAAAGGGAAGATTTATTCGACCCGCGACATCGAGAAGATGTTTATGAAGATGAAGGATCTGAACGTGGCGCACAAGTTCGATGAGGCGAGAAAACTTGAAGCCGAAATCGATGCTGCCTACATGGAAGGACGCGTTACCGCGTAATCAACCGGGTACGGTAGCTACGGTTTAACCAACTTTGTTTTTTAATAGGAGGCCACCATGGCTACTGTAACTCCCGGCGCAGTATTCCCGGCGAACTCGCCGTTTAACACCAACCCGGCATATTCCGGCACCTTTATTCCGACCCTGTGGTCGGGCAAGCTGAATGCCAAGTTCTACCAGAACACGATGCTGGCGGAAATCGCCAACACCACGTGGGAAGGCGAACTGAAGAACCAAGGCGATACCGTCCGTATCCGCATGGCTCCGACCATCAGCATCTCCGACTACGCTGCCGGCAGCAACCTGTCGTACGAAGTGCCGACCCCGATCTTTACCGATCTGCAAATCAGCAAGGGTAAGTATTTCGGCGTGCAAGTCAACGACGTGCTGGCGTACCAGTCGGACATCGATCTGATGAACATCTTCACCGAAGATGCTGCCAAGCAACTGAAGATCGCGATTGAGAACGAAGTGTTCTTCAACTCGTTCGTCACCGAAGGCCCGGCCGCTGCCAACGAAGGCTCGACCGCTGGTGCTATCTCGGCCGCGTACAACCTCGGCACCGACACCGCTCCGATTGACCAATCGACCCCGGAAAACGTGCTGAACGCCATCCTGCGTATGTCTTCGGTGCTGGACGAGCAGAACGTGCCGGAATCGGGCCGCTGGCTGGTTATCTCCCCGTACGACCGCCATCTGCTGATGCAGTCGAACATCGCTCAAGCGTACTTCACGGGCGATGCAGAGAGCACCATCCGTTCGGGCAAGATCGGCATGCTGGATCGTTTCACGGTCTATGTGTCGAACCTGCTGCCGAAGGGTGCTGCTGGTAAGGAACTGGTTGCTGGTCTGTCCGCTACCTCGACCGGTGGCACGCTGACCAACGCCAAGGCACGCCGCACGATGATCGCCGGTACGAAGGACGCTGTGGCTTTCGCCATGACCGTCAACAAGACCGAGCCGCTGCGTAACCAAACCGACTTCGGCGATATCGTCCGTGGTCTGGCTGTCTATGGCCGCAAGGTCGTGAAGCCGGAAGCACTGGTGGTCGCCCAAGTGGGTTCGGCAACCTAATGGTAGGGGGGCTTCGGCCCCCCTATTATCTTTTCTGGATAATCAATGACTGTTTACGAACTGATTGAAAAACTTGGCGGTGAAATCGTGCGCGGCAAAGCGCGTATTCGCCAAGGCGCTGAATATATAATCGTCGGGCAGCTAAACGGCGATAATATGGAGTACACGGCAGTGGGTCGCCAAATGGCGGCAGATAATGCCGAAGCTGTCGAAAACGATAAACCGAAGCGCGGTAGACCGCCCAAAGCTGCCGTAGTAGAATCCGGCGAAGATAATATTGAAGCGCCGCAAGGGCTAACCTAATGGGTCGATTATGTCCTCAGTAAAAGTCGTTGATCTCATTAGCCGAGCACACACCTTACTGCTGGACGCTACTGCCGTTCGCTGGCCCGCGCTTGAACTGCAGGGTTGGCTGAACGACGGTTATAAAGAAATCGTTGCTATTCGTCCGGACGTTAATGCACAAACTACCACGTTTAGTTGCAGCGCCGGTTATAAGCAAAATATCGACAGTGTTTCGACCCGTGTATACCGGGTGCTGGATGTGCGGGCCAATGTGGCAGCTTCGTCCAACAAGCGGGCCCTGCGGTTGGTAACACGCGCCAGCCTCGACGCGATGCGGCCGAGTTGGTACAACGAAACGGCTAGCGTCAGTCTGGAAAAGTTTATCTTCGACCCACGCTTGCCGAAAGATTTTCTGGTGTATCCGCCTGCTGCCGTGGGCGCACAAGTTGAACTGGTATACGCCGAAGTGCCGCAGCCGCACACGCTGACCGAAGCACAACTGATGAACCCGGCGACCACCGAAGTCATCCGCATCGATGACGTTTATGCGAACCCATTGCTGGACTACATGATGTACCGCGCGTACAGCAAGGACAGCGAACAGCAGGGTAACGCACAACGAGCCGTTGCCTATTACCAAGCCATGATGAGCGGGTTGGGCGTGAAAGCGCAAAGCGATGCATCTGCCCAGCCGGGAGCCGCCTAAATGTCCACCGTACTCTGGGAAGATATCCTGCCGCTGGTAACGCCCGACATTCCGTCGTGCCCGCAAGCGACAATTAAAGAGTATCTGCCGATTGTGGCCTCTGACTTTTTCGCGCGTACGCACCTGTGGCGCATGTCGCTCGAAGGCTACAGCACCGTCGCAGGCCAAGCCTCTTATGACATCGCGTCACCTTTGTTTGACGCAGTGATTGAGTCGGTACTGTGGCTGAAGGTTAATGATCAAGCCATGGTGCATACCGACGAACGGTTTGTGAGCCCGGAATTTTTGGAATCGACCGGCACGCCAACCCGCTTCTGGGTCGAGAATGACAGCGCAATCCGCCTGTTCTACATCCCTGATCGGGAGTGGGCTATCAATGGCGAGGTAGCAATTAAGCCCAAGCGCAACGCGCGTGGCATGCCGCGCTGGGTGTACGAGACTTGGGTAGACACGATAGTCAGTGGTGTGTTGTACCGGCTGTGCCGCGTGAAGGGCATGGATTGGTCGGATATGGATTTCGCCCTCATGCACAAGAACATCTATGAGCAAGGCGTGACGAACGCGCGCATACGCGATATGCGCAACGTCCACATGCAAGCGCGCATGCGCCCGCTATAAGGAGCCAAGATGCCCGCAGCTAGTTATGACCTGATGATTGAGCAAGGAGCCACGTTTAGCCAAACGGTGACGTGGAAAGACTCGGACAACGTGCCAGTGAACCTGACCGGCTACACCGCGCGCATGCAGTTTCGTCCGTCGGTGAACGCGCCGACCGTGTATTTCAGTGCCACCTCGACCGATGGGCGCATCGTCTTGGGCGGTGCGGCTGGCACCATCACGATCAACATCTCGGCAGTGGAAACGACTGGGTTTAATTTTGTTTCGGCTGTATACGACTTGGAACTGCAATCGGCCAGCGGCGTAGTTACACGCTTGCTTGAGGGCGGCGTATCGGTGTCGCGAGAGGTGACGCGATGAGCGTAGTCATTCAGGAAGACGGCCAGATTGTCGTTGTCCTGACCCCCTCTGCGCCACAGCTTGTTGAGGTGGTCGCACAAGGCCCGCAGGGGCCGCAGGGGCCGCAGGGTATTCAAGGCATTACTGGCCCTATCGGCCCGACCGGCCCGCAGGGCGCAGGTGTGCAGTTGCAGGGCACAGTATCAACGCCGGAAGACTTGCCCACTGAGGGCAACACGGTAGGCGATTCGATTGCCGTGTCTTCGACCGGCAAAATTTATACTTGGACAGAAATCGGGTAAGGGTAAACCGTCATGGCGACTTACGCATGGGTTGAATCTGGGCCAGTAGGCGCGCCGGGCCCCACAGGCCCGACCGGTGGCTTTGGCCCGACTGGCCCTGCCGGATTGGATGGTAATACCGGCCCGACCGGCCCCACAGGGGCGCAAGGCCCCACCGGCCCCGCTAGCGGCCCGACGGGCCCGACGGGCGCTGCCGGCTTGACAGGAGCTACCGGCCCGACGGGCGCAGCGGGCGCGCAAGGTCTGGTAGGCCCCACCGGCCCGCAGGGTGTGCAGGGCTTGCAAGGTGCGACCGGCCCCACTGGTATCCAAGGCATCCAAGGCGTAACCGGCCCAACGGGTGCGCAAGGCGTTGCCGGCCCCACGGGTGCGCAGGGTATCCAAGGTAATGTGGGCCCCACGGGCCCGCAAGGTATCCAAGGTATCCAAGGTATTCAGGGCGTAACTGGCCCGACTGGCGCACAAGGCATCCAAGGCGTAACCGGCCCGACGGGTGCGCAGGGCGTTGCCGGCCCGACCGGCGCGCAAGGCATTCAAGGCATCCAAGGTGTCACTGGCCCGACCGGCGCGCAAGGCATTCAAGGCGAAGTCGGCCCAACCGGCGCGCAGGGTATTCAAGGCGAGGTTGGCCCCACTGGCCCACAAGGCATCCAAGGTGACACGGGCCCCACCGGCCCGCAAGGCATCCAAGGTGTCACTGGCCCAACTGGCGCACAAGGCATTCAGGGTGATGTAGGCCCAACAGGCCCGCAGGGTGTGCAGGGCATCCAAGGTGTGCAGGGTGACGTAGGCCCCGCTGGCCCACAGGGCATCCAAGGTATCCAAGGCGACGTAGGCCCCACTGGCCCGCAAGGCATACAGGGCGACGTAGGCCCTACTGGCCCTCAAGGTATTCAGGGTATACAAGGTGACGTAGGCCCCACTGGCCCTACGGGTGCGCAGGGTGTGCAGGGCGACGTAGGCCCAACCGGCCCGCAGGGCATCCAAGGTATACAGGGTGACGTAGGCCCGACCGGCCCAACTGGCGCACAGGGTATTCCCGGTGTTGGTATTACCATCCGAGGCTCAGTAGCGACTGCCGCCGAGCTACCCTCGACAGGCAATCTGGTCAACGACGCGTATGTGGTGCAAGCCGACGGCGACCTGTACGTATGGGATGGCGCGCAGTGGGATAACGTCGGCCAAATTGTAGGCCCGACCGGCCCGACGGGTTCGCAGGGTGATGTAGGCCCCACTGGCCCGCAAGGTATACAGGGTGTTCAGGGTGAAGTCGGCCCAACTGGCCCGCAGGGTATTCAGGGCGTTCAAGGTGATGTAGGCCCGACCGGCCCGCAGGGTATCCAAGGCATACAGGGTGTCACTGGCCCTACTGGCGCGCAGGGTGTACAGGGCGACGTAGGCCCCACCGGCCCAACCGGGGCGCAAGGTGTACAGGGTGACGTTGGCCCCACAGGCCCGCAGGGTGTGCAGGGCATCCAAGGTATCCAAGGCGAGGTTGGCCCAACTGGCCCGACCGGCGCACAAGGTATCCAAGGTATTCAGGGCGATGTCGGCCCAACTGGCCCGACCGGCGCACAGGGCATCCAAGGTATTCAGGGCATACAAGGCGAAGTCGGCCCAACTGGCCCTATGGGTGCGCAGGGTGTGCAGGGTGACGTAGGCCCGACGGGCCCGCAGGGTATCCAAGGTGTACAGGGTGACGTTGGCCCGACGGGCCCGCAGGGTATACAGGGTATCGCCGGCCCAACTGGCCCGCAGGGTATACAGGGCGACGTAGGCCCGACTGGCCCGCAGGGTATCCAAGGTATTCAGGGTATTCAGGGCATACAAGGCGAAATCGGCCCGACTGGCCCGCAGGGGGTTCAAGGCAACGCCGGCCCGACCGGCCCCACTGGTACACAGGGTGTGCAAGGTGACGTAGGCCCGACTGGCCCGACTGGTCGCCCGTATACGCTTACCTCAAGTGCTACCGCACCGAGCAGCCCGCAGGCGGGTGATGAGTGGTTGAACACCGATACTGGTGTCAAGTACACGTATTACATCGACGCTGATGGTGGGCAGTGGGTTGAACTTGGCGGTTCTTTGGACTACGGCCCCACGGGCCCGACTGGGCCTAATGGGCCGCTTGGCCCCACGGGCCCGACCGGTACTACCTCGCGCTTTGATATCAATAGCCAGAGCGCCAGCTATACACTGGTCGCTACGGATGCCGGCAAGTTGGTGTCGGCCGCTAGTGGCACCGTCACGATCCCTGCCAGTGTGTTTACTGCTGGCGATGTCATCACGATCTACAACAGCGGCACAGGCACCATCAACATTGCAGCGGGAGCCGGTGGCACGTTGTATCTGGTCGCGACCAGCACCACTGGTACGCGCCTATTGACCGCACGCGGCTGGGCTACTGTGCTGGTGGTATCACCGACCGTCTTTGTTGTAGCTGGAGCGGGGTTAGGATGACCGCCGCCTGCGCCATTGCCGTAATTGCGTCATCGCTAGGGCGTGAAGTGCCTACTGCGACTGTGACCGCATCCAGCAACAGTAACTGGACGGTGCCAACCAACGTCTACTTTATCCACGCCGCCGTGATTGGTGGCGGTGGAGCCGGCGGCCCTACAGGTAATCTTGTAGGCGGTGGCGGTGGCGGTGGCGGGGCGTTAGCTGCTGCGAATGCTATACCCGTCACACCCGGAGAAACGTTGTCGTTAGTCGTAGGCGCAGGCGGCGTAACCTCTGGCGGCGGGAGTTCCGCCATCAAGCGCGGCACGCAAGATTTGCTTTTTGCGGGTGGTGGGGCTCGCCCCGGCTATACCGGCTCCTACCCCGGCCCCGGAGGGGCAGGTGGCACTGCTTCAGTCGCTGCATCGATTGTCTCCGCAGGCTACGCCTACATTGCTGCCAACGGGCAAGCAGGCGGGCAGTATGGAACTTCTGATAGCCCTTACAGTGGTGGTGGGGGTGGTTCAGCCGGCACGTTTACCGGAGCAACTGGTGGTCGCGGCGGGCAAGGGGCAGCTAACAGCGGTACGGGTTTTTTCCGTGGCGCAGGTGGTGGCGGTGGCACTTCGATTAGCAACACCAGCGCGACGATTGGTACGGCCGGTGCGGACACAGTTGGCGGCACAGGTTCCAATGGCGGCGCAGCGGGGGCAAGTGCGCTTAACGAAGGCACTACGGTAGAAAGAATGGCTGGCGGCGCAGGAGGCGCAAGCGGTGGCGGTGGCGGTGGCGGCACAGCTAATGGAACGACTAACGGCAGCAGCGCGTCTGGCGCAGCCGGTGCGCTCAAGATTTTGTACGGAGCTAACCGCTCTGTCTTTACGGTAGGACAGCCATGAATTTTCCAAGTAATCCGACAGTCGGCCAGACCTATACCTTCAATGGCAGGGTATGGCGTTGGGACGGCACTGCGTGGAATTTGTACAACGCTGTTTTGCCGACAGGCCCCGCTGGCCCTACAGGCCCCGCTGGTTCTGATGGCGCAACAGGCCCGACGGGCCCGACCGGCGCTGCCGGGGCGGCTGGTGCGACTGGCCCCACGGGGCCTCAAGGTGCTGATTCGACAGTCGCTGGCCCTACGGGCCCCACAGGCGCTCAAGGTACAGCAGGTGTAGCTGGCCCCACGGGCCCGACCGGCGCGCAGGGTGCGACTGGATTGACTGGCCCGACGGGTGCGCAAGGTTCTGCTGGCCCAACTGGCCCAACAGGCGCGGCTTCGACAGTCGCTGGCCCCACGGGCCCCACAGGTGCGCAAGGTGCCGAAGGCGCAGCTTCCACTGTCCCCGGCCCGACCGGCCCCACGGGCGCTGTCGGCCCCACGGGCCCTGCTGGTTCAGGGGGCGGCGGCTCGGGCGCGTACACTTTCTCGACCACACCACCGGCCACTGCTGCTATGGGCGACCGCTGGTTTGATTCCGACGCTGGCATTGAGTATGTGTACATCACTGATGCCAACGGTAGCCAGTGGGTCAATGCTTCGTCGCCGGCAGTCGGTGCGCGCTTCTTGCCGATCACGGTCAGGGCCGGGACAGTGAGCCAGATTTCGATTGCTGCGGGCATGCTGGCAATTACCACGCGCAGCGGCTCGACCACTAACGTACCTGTTTATTGAGGACACCATGCCTGATCGTTACCCCCTTGTGACCAACGGCTCGACCGTTCAGGAAATCCAGAGCGCCGACGCGCTGCTGGTGGTCGATGTCACCGAAACGGTGTTCACTGCCAATAGCGGCTCGGCCATCACGCTCTCGGATGCCAACGGCAGGCCAAAGACACTGAGGTGGACAAAGTTGTGGGATTAGAGCTTGGAGCAGATGACTACGTCACCAAGCCCTACTCAACACGTGAACTTCTCGCCCGCATCAAAGCTGTGCTTCGACGCAATGTTCGCGAAGAAAACAGCAACGATGACGGAGTCATCGACATTGCTGGAATCCGTCTTGATGCTGATCGTCACACCCTGCATGTTCAGGGTGAGCTTGTTGCAACACCTCTGAAAGAGTTTGAACTCTTG